GTTTCCTTTTTTTACATGCAAAATTGGAAACTTAGGTATAGTTATAGCTATATCAGTTTAAGTTCAAACTAAAACCAATGGGAAAGGGAAGAAAAAAGCTACCAACAGAATTAAAAAAAATGAAAGGGACTATGCAGAAATGTAGAACTCTTGAAAATGAAATGAGTGTTGATTTATGTATTGAGATTCCAGCTTCACCAGATTGGCTTTCACCAATTGGCAAAGAGGAATGGACCAAGATAACAAAACAACTATTCAATCTAAATATGTTGCATCAGGTTGATTTGAAATTGATTGAAGCTTATGTAAATGAGATTGCTATTTATATTGAATGCGAAAAACAACTAAGAGAAACTGGAAGAGTTGATGAGTTTATGAACTCAGAGGGAGAGCTTATTAGGAGGCAAGCCAAGCCATTGGTTAAAATGAAAAATGATGCATTGAACAATGCTTTAAAATTAGCCAGTCAATTTGGAATAACTCCATCAGCAAGAGCATCTATATCAGCTCCTCAAGTAACTAACAATACACAAATAAATAATTATTTTGAGTAAATATTATTTTGATAAACAAGCAAGTGATAAGGCAATAGGATTTATTGAAACTTTTGTAACACACACAAAAGGAGAGCTTACTGGTCAGCCATTACTTTTGGAAGAATGGCAAAAAGAAATAATTAGTAATCTATTTGGATGGAAAAATAAAGATACTGGATTTAGAAAATTTAGAACTTGTTACATTCAAATCCCAAGAAAAAATGGTAAGACTACACTATGTGCGGCAATAGGATTGTACATGTTATTTGCTGATAAAGAAAGAGGCGGTGAAATATATGCAGCGGCTGGTGATAGAAACCAAGCTAATATAATCTTTGACATAGCAAAGCAAATGATTATTAACAATCCAGAGTTAACAAAAAGAGGAAAGGTATATAGAAACTCAATTGTAAATGAAAGCAAAGGTAATTTCTTTCAAGCTATTAGTTCTGATAGTTCAACAAAGCATGGCTTCAATGCAAGTTGTATTCTTATGGATGAGATGCATGTTCAAAAGAATAGAGATTTATGGGATACATTATTGACCTCAACTGGAGCAAGAACTGAGCCGTTATGCATTGCAATCACAACAGCTGGATTTGACAAGCAATCTATTTGTTATGAGCTTTATGATTATGCAAGTAAAGTTAGAGATGGAGTTATTGATGATCCAACTTTCTATTCGGTAATTTATGAAGCTTCTGATGGAGATGATATACAAGATGAAGAGGTTTGGAAAAAATGCAATCCTAATTATGGCATTAGTTTAAGAAAAGAATACATGGAAAGAGAAAGCCAAAGAGCTGTTGATGTGCCATCCTATCAAAATACATTTAAGAGATTAATGCTTAATCTTTGGACAGACTCTCAAACTGTTTGGATTACTAATGATGATTGGATGAAATGCAAACAAGAATATGACTTTAAAAAACTTGAGGGCATGGAATGTTGGGGTGGTCTTGACTTAGCATCAACAAGAGATATTAGTGCTTTTGTTTTAATATTTAAAGATGAAGATAAGTATATTGTTTTACCTCATTTATTTATTCCATCAGAAAATGCAAAGCAAAGAAGCGAAAGAGATAAGGTTGATTACATGACTTGGGTTAATCAAAACCATGTTATTGCAACTGAAGGAGATGTTGCTGATTATAATTTTATAAAAGCAAAGATAAATGAATTGAGTAAAATATATAGAATACAATCTATTGCTTATGATAGATGGAATGCATCTCAATTAGTTATTGATTTGATTGGTGATGGAGCAAACATGACTCCTTTTGGTCAGGGCTTTGTGAGTATGTCAGCACCAACAAAAGAATTAGAAAAGTTAATTATAGGAAAACAAATCATTCATAATAATAATCCAGCAATGAATTGGATGCTTTCAAATGTAGCAATACAAGAAGATCCAGCTGGTAATATTAAGATTGCAAAAAATAAATCAAGAGAAAAGGTTGATGGAATGGTTGCTTTAGTCATGGCTCTTGGGGAATACATGACTGGAGATGAGGTTAATAGTATTTACGACAATAGGGGACTTTTAATATTATAAACTATGGATTCAAAAATAATAGCATTACTAACACCAGAGGGGTTTGATGAACGATTCTGGGACAATGCATCTAAATATAAAACTTATAAAAAAGCTTATGAGAAACTTGAAGATGAATATGAAACGTATTTTGGTAAACGTAAATATTCAGACTATAATTCTTATAGAGTTTGCAGAGATAGAAGAATAAAAAAAGGAAACATTGTTACACAAAGAACAAGTTTTTAATTAATATTATTGTAAAAAATATTTTAATCTTTGGGCTTAATAGATAACATTAGAACTTTATTTACTGGTAATAGTTCTAAGAAGATAGATAAAAGAGGAATTAGTTTAAATACAATATTCCCAGATGCTGATGTTTTTGATTCTGATAAAGCATTAACTCTAACATCAGTTTGGAATGCAATCAGATTACTTTCTGAAAGTGTTTCATCTTTACCGATAACAGTTTACAGAAAAGAAAATAATGGTGATAAAGTTGAAGATGTAAACCATAGAATCTACAATCTTATCAAATTCAAACCTAATAACTTTCAAAATAAAATAACATTCTTTGAATATATTATGTATTCAATCTTAACAGATGGTAATGCTTATGTTCAAATCATTAGAGATAACTCAGCTAATCCAGTTCAGTTATTACCAATGAATCCTGACTATGTTAATATTTTTATAAAAGATAATGAGTTATTTTATCAGAAAGATGGTGGACCAGCTTTAGATTCCTCTGATGTTTTACATATTAAACTAATAACAGATGATGGCATTGAGGGATTATCTCCTATTGATCAATGTGCTAAAGCTATTAATTGGAGTTTATCAATGGAAGAGTTTGGAAGTACATTCTTTAAGAATGGAGCAAAACCAAGCTCAGTACTATCAACTGACAGAGCATTAAGTGAAACAGCAATTGAAAGATTAAAAAATAGTTTTAATAGTTCTTATGCAAAACTAAAAAGCTCAAACTCTACTATTATTCTTGAAGAGGGATTATCATTCAAGCCAATTTCAATCTCACCAGAGCAAGCTCAGTTCTTAGCATCAAGACAATTTGGAATTGAAGAGATAGCAAGGATATTTAATATACCTCCTCACATGCTAAAAGATTTATCTAAATCAAGTTTTAATAATATAGAAATGCAATCTCAAGAATATGTAACATATACATTAATGCCATATCTAACAAGGATAGAACAAGAGATGAATCTTAAATTATTTAGAACTAATGAGCTTGGAAAAACATTTGTTGAATTTAATGTCAATGGATTACTTAGAGGAGATGTAAAAACAAGAAATGAAGCTTATAAAACTGCAATTCAAAATGGTTATATGAGTATTAATGAAGTTAGACAAAAAGAAAATTTAAACTCAATAGAGGGTGGGGATCAGCATTTTATTCAAATGAACATGACTACAATTGAAAATATAGGAGATGCCAGCTGAAAAATGTAATAATGGAAAATGGAGGTGGGGTGCTACTGGCTCATGTAAATATGATTCAAAGCAACAAGCTGAGGATGATAATAAAGATTATTACAGAAATATAACAATAGTTTCTGGCTCACCTTGTTCAGGAAAAAATACTTATGTAAGAAACAATAAAAAAAGAGGTGATATTGTTTGGGACTTTGATAAAATTCATTCAGCATTAACTGATGAATCAACTCATAATCATATTGAGCAAGTTAGAAAATATATCTTCTCAATGAGAGATACTTTTTACAATGATTTAGAAAAGGAAAAGGATTTAAGAGTTTGGATTATAAATTCATCACCAATAAGAAGTGTAAGAAATGAATTAGCTAAAAGATTAAATGCTAATATAGTTTATCTTAAAAGAAGTAAAGATGAATGTCTTAGAGTAGCTGAAAACGAAAGACCAGAGGAATGGAAAGGTTACATTGAAAACTACTTTGAAAGATTTGAAGATATAGAAGAAAATGAAAATGTTAATATTATTGAAGTTAAGGCATTAAGTGATATTGATTTAACACCAACTCAAGGAATGATTGATGAGGCAAGAAAAGGTCTTGAGTGGAGAAAAGAATTTGGAAGAGGTGGGACTGAGGTTGGAATCCGTACAGCAAGAATGATTATAAACAATGAACTAACTCCAGATAGAGTAACGAGAATGTTTAGCTTTCATTCAAGGCATCAGGTAGATAAAGAGGCGGAGGGCTACAACTCGGGAGAAAAGGGCTACCCATCTAATGGGAGAATCGCAATAGCTCTATGGGGAGGTGATGCTGGCTTTTCTTGGTCAGAAAGGAAAAGAGCTGAGATAGTAGAGGAGGAAGAAAAAAGAGTTAGTGCTAAAATAAAAACATCTTTAGAAAATAAAAGAGATGAGCATAATGAAGAAATCAAAGAACTTAGTTTGGATTGGGATGGCTCTGTTACTTTATCAATGTTGGAAAAAGTATTTGATAGAGGGGTTGGGGCTTATAATACTAATCCTCAATCAGTAAGACCATCAGTTCAATCACCTGAGCAATGGGCATTGGCAAGAGTTAATAGTTTTTTATATGCTATGAAAAAGGGTAAATTTAGAAGTGGCAAGCATGATACTGACTTGCTACCAAGTAATCATCCAGTAAAAAAAGAAATGGAAGAAAAAATGAATGACATGAAAATAGAAAAAAGACATATTAGAGAAATCATTGAAGATGATAAAACAATAACTATTGTTTATGGTAAATCTGATGAATGGGAGGGATATATTGATAATGATATGAATGACACTATGGAAGAAGAAGAAGTGATAGAGGAATCATATCACTATGATAAAGAAGAAGAAGAAGATGAGAAAACATTTAGAAATAATAATCACAATGTAGAAAAAAGAACATTCAATCTTGAAAGTAAAATTGAAACAAGAGAGGTTGATGGTAAAGAAAAAAATATTGTTGTTGGTTATGGTAGCGTTTATAATTCGAGAAGTGAGAATCTTGGTGGCTTTTATGAGTACATCTCAGAGGGTGCTTTCACTGATGAGCTAATTAATTCATCAGATGTAAGAGCATTAATTAACCATGATCCAAATTTAATTCTTGCAAGAAGTAAGAATGGTGAGGGAACTCTAAAACTAAAAGCGGATGCTAAAGGATTAAGATATGAGTTTGAAATGCCAGATACATCTTATGCGAGAGATTTATTAATCAACATGAAAAATAATAATTTAAATCAAAGCTCTTTCGCTTTTACTATTCCATCTGGTGGGGATGAATGGAGTTCAGATGAAGCTGGTAATAATATTAGAACAATCAATAAAATAGATAGATTATTTGATATCTCTGTTGTTACTTACCCAGCATATAGTCAAGCGGATTCTGATGTAATGGTAGCACAAAGAGGATTAAAAGAATTTGAAGAAACAAAGAAATTAGTCAAGCATTCTCTTCTTGGACTAAAAATTGAAATAAATAAGAGAAAATAATAATTAAAATTAAATTTAAATGAAAACATCAATTGAATTAAAAGAGTTACGTTCTGACATAATCTCACAATTGGAGAATATCAAAGATGTTGCTTCAACTGAGAAGAGGGACTTAACTGAAGATGAAAACAATCAAGTTGATGGATTATTAACAGAGGTTGATAATCTTGATACAAAGATTGAAAGAGCTGAAAAAATGGAAACTATTAAAAGAAATAGTGCTGTTGTTTCAGGTGTAGAAACTAAAAAGGTTGAGAAAGAAATCAGAGGTTATTCTTTCCAAGATGCATTCAAACAAGCTTACTCTGGAAGAGTAGAGGGACTTGTAAAAGAAATGGATCAAGAGGCAAGAAATGAATCAAGATATACTGGTCAATCTTACAAAGGAATAGGTATTCCATCAAGCATATTAACAAGAGCAAACATAGCTACATCAGCTGGAAGTGCTACTGATGTAATGTCTTGGACTGATCAATTAGAAGCAAATCTTGTTTTAGCAAGTGCTGGAGCTAATTTTTACAGTGGTATTAATGATATGAAGTTCCCAGTATTTTCTTCTATAAATTCTGGATTCGTTGCTGAAACTGGTGGCTCAGCTCCATCAGCAGATGGAACAGCTTCAAGTGTTACTTTAACACCAAGCAAATTAATTTCTATTGTAAATGTATCAGCTGAGGCAATGATTCAAAACCCATCTCTTGAGGCGGCGTTAAGAAGAAACATGGCTCAATCAGTTGCATCTACTTTAGAATCAGCTTTATTAGATACAGCTGATGTTACTAATGCACCAGCTTCTATTTTTGCTGATGCGGCTACTGGACCAACTGGTGCTTTTTCAGCGGCTAATGCAATTGAAATGGAATCAACTTTACTTGGTAATAATGTAGATTTACAAGGTGCAAGAATGGCTTACTTAATGGATGCTGATGCTTATGCAAAAATTAAAACAGAGGCTCAAGTTAGTGGAGTAAGTCCAGCTTATGACTTAAGAGATAAAACTGTTAATGGTTACTTTGCATTTGTATCATCTAATGTTGCATCAAATGGAACTGATTCTAAAGATCATGTACTAATGGGAGATTTCTCAAAAGTACACATTGCTCAATTTGGAGGAATAGATGTTCTTTATGATCCTTACACTAATGGAGGTATCGGAGTTCCAAGATATGTATTAACATCTCTTGTTGGCGGTGATGCTGTACAAAATAGTACTGCATTTGTTCAATTAACTGAGGCATAATAATTAGTATTAATTAAAGGGGTGGCTTAATACCCATCCCTTTTTTTTTAAATTTAACTATGAGAGCATATAAAGTAGTAACACCAGCGACAAGTAATCCATTAACATTAACTGAGACAAAAACTCATTTAAAAGTTGATACAACAGCGGATGATACATTTATCACTAATTTGATTAGATCAGCAACATCATCAGCTCAAGAGTACACTAATAGATTTTTTATTGCAACTACCATTCAGCAATTTGGAGATAAGTGGGAAGATATAAGCAATCTATTTAAATCACCAGTTGCAAGTGTTACTGTTATAAAATATGTTGATCCATCTGGTAGTTTACAAACACTAAGTACAGATGTTTATTTTGTTGATGATGTAAATAAACCAGCAAGGATTGGATTAAAACCAAATCAATCATTTCCTGAGATTATTGATAGATTAAATGCAATATATGTTGAATATGTTGTTGGGATAGCGGCTGGACCAGATGAGGTTGATGAGGGAATAAGACAAGCTTTATTATTAACAATTGGTAATTGGTATCAGAATAGGCAAGCGGTAGTAACTGGAACAATAGCAACTGAGCTTCCAATGAATGCTAAGTTTTTATTAGACCAATATAAAATACAAGTATGCAGATAGGGCATCTTGATAGAAGAATTACTTTGCAAAACTATGTTACAAGTGCTAACAGCTATGGAGAGTTGATAGAATCTTATAGTACATATAGAGAAGTTTGGGCGAAAGTAGATTTTGATGGAGGTAGTCAATCAGATGAATTTGATAGAATTACAGCAATTAGCAAAGTAAAGTTTTTTATTAGAAATCTTGACTTAGCAAACTTAACCGAAAAAACAAGAATAAGCTATGATAGTAAACTATATTACATTCAAGCAATAAATGAGATTGAGGGTAGAGAGAGTTTTTTAGAAATAATAACAGAGCAAAGAGATTAAATGAGTTTTAGTAGAGCAACAGAAAGAGTTACATTTAAGATGGAGGGTTTGAAAGAACTCCAAGATTTATTTGCTACATTACCTAAAACTTTGAACAATGATAAGATGTTTAATAAGTTCTTTAGAGAGAACTCAAAACCATTAATTAAAGAAGCCAGAGCTAATCTTGTAAAAGAGAAAGCTGATAAAACTGGAAGATTAAAAAGGTCAATTGGTTATTTTACAACCAGAAGATCAAGAAAGTTCTTAGGGGGGTTTGTAGGACCAAGAGTTAAAGGAGCTTTTGGGGCTGGTAAAAAAAGCAAATCTGGTGAGGGTAAATCAGGATTCTATGGTGCTTGGATTGAATATGGTGATGAAGTTATGTTTGGAGGAAGAGGACCAATGAAAAGAGCAAAGAAATATTTTGAACCAGCTTTTCAATCTACTAAAGGTATAATGTTAAAAAATACTTTTAAAGATGCTGAGAAAGTAATTGCAAGGACTGTTAAAAGCTATGCAAAGAGAACAGAGAAGTATGGAATATTTGGAAGATAATGAAAGTAGGATTAGCATTATATAGTTTATTGAGTAGCAATGGAGAGGTTAGCTCAGCTGTTGGAACAAGAATCTTTCCCAACGTAGCTCCACAAACAACTACATTTCCATTCATAATATATGAAGTAGATGGGGATGATCCTAATGATACAAAGGATGGAGTGAGTACAGTAGATGTAAATAATGTTACTGTAAGTTGTTATTCTAAATCATATAGTGATGCAAGTGATTTGGCATTAAAAATAAGAACTGCATTGGATAGACAAAGCGGAACTCATGGTGGGGTTTCAATACAATCTATTCAATATGATAGTTATAATGATATTTTTGATGATAACCATGAGGACGGGGTATTTAGAAAAGCAATAGATTTTAATGTAAGAATTATAAATACAGCATAATGAAATATAAATTAGAAAAGAATTTAAGAATGTTTGGAAATGTTTTCCAAGCTGGTGAATCAGTTGAATTAAAAGAAGAGGATTACAAGAGGCTCAAGAAATTGGGTTATTTTAAAACTAAAAAAAAGAAAGTAAAAGATGGCGACAATAACAGTTCAAACGATAACTGAAAGCGGAATAACTCCCACCTTTGCAAGTGCAACGGCAGAGGGAGATGTAATGGATAATGATGGAAAGACCTTTCTCATGATTAAGAATGGAGGGGGTGAATCGATTACTGTTACTGTAACAGCTCAAGTTACATCATTTGATATTGGTGCTTTCGGACCATTAACTAAAAGCAATGCAACTATTGCTGTTGGTGCTGGTGCTGAAGGTATGATTGGACCATTTTCAACTTTAGCTTTTAATACAAATGATTCCCAAATAAGTATAACTTATAGCGGAGTTACAAGCGTAACTGTTGCAGGGTTTAGATTAGATAATTAATTAATTAAATAAATAAAT